CACCATAACTATCTGGTCTTGGAATCAACCAATCAAATCCACGATGAGCAGCAATGCCACGAAGAGCAGCATACTGGAACATCTGATTACCTAGACGACCATTAGAACCAAGTCGGTTATAACTAATTGCCATCTCACTTCCTCACATAAAGAGCATCTCCCCACAGAGTTCCTGCCCAATCAGTCTCAACTCTTTCCATATTGTAACCAGACAAAAACTCATCAAGGTCTTCTACAAAAGCATTTCCTTCATAGAGTTCATCACGATTGATTTCACAATACACATAATCAACGTGCTTCATAGTTTCAGCACCACCTTTTAGAACTTCAAGTTCATATCCCTGAACATCCATATTGATAAAGTTGAAATTCTGCGTTTCTTCAGCAAAACTATCCAACCTCTTCATTTCAACTTCTTCAGTTCCGGGAAATCCAACGCCGGGATGAAGTTGAAGATGAACCTTTGGACGTAGAACAGAACTGCTAATCAGGTCATTGTCACTCAAATACATCGTGACATTTTTCTCCTCATTACCTAGAGCAACTTGATAGGCAGAAATATTAGCATTGACATCTGCCATTCTCTTTTCAAGAATATTAAAGTTCAAACTTACAGGTTCAAACATAATAATATCTTGAATACCATTATCTACATATTCTTCAATTTCTTGTCCTCGATGAGCACCAATATGGATAATTCCTTTAATATCCATATTGTATTTTTTCACCATAGTGGTAAAACTTAAAATCATAGTTCCTGTAAGTAAGTTTTATAAATGTAATCTTCGTTGATTAGAAAATCTTTAACGATTTCTAGATTCTCTTTCACCGCTTCCAGTTTATCATAATATACTTCTTCTGTCAATTGAGAAATATCAAAATCATCGGTGAGTGTAATAATTCCTTTTGGATTAAAAAACTTACCAATGTCTGGAGAACCATAGTAAATTGGAATTGTTCCAGTAGCAAAACAATCTTGAATCTTTTCAGTGAAATAAGATTCATAAGAAGCATTTTCAATCGAAACCGAAAACATATAATCAATTAGACCTTCTTCTTTGGTATGAATCTCATTAAATCCTCTACCATAAAAATCAACTTGACCCTGAAGTTTTTGTGCCCAAGACAAACGATACTGATGCCCCTCACACATTACTTTGTTTGAGCAAATCATTGATACTAATTTACTCTTCTCATAAAGTTTTGGTTCAGTAATCCAACTTCCATATAAAGGAGCAAACTTAAACTTTGAGTGAAGTTGAATTAGTTCTTGATGATGAGTAAAGATGGCATCATAAACACGAACATAATGAAGATAATTTCTCTTCACATCTTCCAATACATCTGGGCAAATGTTTGCTGATTCTAGCAACCAAGCATACTTTTTCTTACTAGAATCATCATCAAAAGCAAGACCAATGTATCGGTCTATATAAAAGGTTTCTTCTGCTCCAGAATCGACCCACTCTATAAACTTTGATTCTTGTTTATGAATTGAAGATGCTTTATTTCCGTTATCATAATTATTGAATCCAGCACCAACTAAATTATACTGTTTTTTCTTACTCATATATAATAAAGATTATATGTTATTATGAAAATAATTTCCTTTTCATTATACGGCGACAACCCCAAATATACAATAGGGGCAATCAAGAATTCAGAATTGAAAGAAACCTTTTTTCCTGGTTGGGAAATGAGAGTCTATCATAATGACTCTGTTCCTAATTATGTATTAGAGCAACTGGAAGCGAATAATGTTGTTCTAATCAATACTGGAGTAGAACAAGGAGTATGTAACGCAATGTGGCGTTTTGCTCCAGCATCAGAAAAAGTAGAGTGCTTCATTTCCAGAGATTGCGACTCACGTCTGTTTGAACGTGATGCGGTTGCTGTACAGGAATGGTTAGAATCTGGAAAGTGTTTTCATATTATTCGTGACCATCCCGGCGGTCACGCTTGGGAAATCAGTGCTGGAATGTGGGGAGCACGAGGTTGCTTTGTAGAAAACATTCAAGAAAAAATGAATGAATATATTCAAACAAGTTCTTGGGTGACTGATAGAGCAGTAGACCAAAGATTTTTACAAGAAATTATTTACCCCAGAGCAGTTGAGAGTTTGTTTCTTCACGATGAATACTTCAATTATGAAGGTATTGGAACTCCAATCAAAAGAGACCGCAAGTTAGATGACTTTGCTTTCATTGGAGAACCATTTGATGAAAATGATAATCAATTATCAAATCATCGTGATATGATTATTCAAAGATACTGAAGACCTTCAGGTAGAATCTTATGGTGATACATATCCATATTTTTATGGTAAATTAGATGGTCTTCGGGATGAGAAGTTGCTACTTTTCCAGTAGGAAGAGAGCAAACTTTAATATGTCTCAAATCTTTAACTTTATATCCAAACTTATAAGCACGATATGACATATCCCCATCAGCACAATAATACTTATATTCTGGATTATACATTCCAATTTCTCTGAATATCTTCTTACGATACAATCCATAATTCATTACAATTTCCCCACCAGAATCAGCAATATTACACAGACACCATCCTTCTGTATGATACATTCCATTTAACCACTCTGAGTTTTTTGCGTCTTCATAAGTTCCATACTTCCAGTTAAAAAGATAGAAGTCGTGATTTGATTGAAGTTCTAGAAAAACTTCACTCCACTCATTACATAGTATTACATCATCATTCCACTGACAAACAACTTCGTGAGTTGCTGCCTGAATACCAAGATTCATAAAGTGTGGGTATGAACTTCTACCTCCAACCTCAATCAATTTAATCTGTGGATGATTCAGTTGCTTGATATAATCAATCGTCCCATCATTGCTACCACCATCAACCAGTACCAACTCTAATCTATCATCAGAAAATACAGTATTTTCAATTAGAGTTGGAAGTAATCTGATGCGATTAAGTGTTCCCGTTACGATGCTAATCATTTGTTTAGATAATTAACGAATTGGAAATTGTTTACTCCCATAATAAGAGATAGTAAACTAACGTTCGAAAAACTATACAAAAAGTGACTACACTTTGAAAGTAAATAAACGCTAGATAATACTTCTTCATTTATTTGAGAGCGATTGAAGCAATTATGATGAATAGATTGAGACCCACTACTGATTTGAAGAGAGTCATCATAAACAATTCTCCCACCATATCTAGTCAACAAACCGTCCAAATAATACTTATCGTCTGTAGCAACAAATATTTTTTCTTTTTTTACCCCATCAATTAAATTGAAAATATTTTGTATTTCAATTTCTGGAATTTCTTGTTTCTTATCCGTACCTCTAATTTGTATTCCTAAAGTATTTTCATCAATACCTAATTCTAATCTTTTTGTTTCAAACTTATCCAGATATTCATCTTTGATTTTGAGGATATGATTATAAACTTTATTTTTAATTTTTAGATTATTTAAGTTCGCTGGTGTATGAGCATTATACTGTCCCTGATAAATTTGATTTGAAAAATATCTCTCCAACCACCAAGATCCTACATCGTAGGCTTGTGTAGTTTTTGGTGAAATATTATCAAACAAACTTAAAGTTTGAGTTTCAGATATTTCAATATTGAAATTATCATTTATAATATAATGCTCAAGTGCCATATCAATAATTCCACAAACGATAGAACAAAACCCCTTATAAGGATAGTTAAATCGTGGGTCGGAATAAGATATATAACCAGTTTCAGTCAATTCCAATTACCTCATTCAATCCTTTTGAATGAATTGCTGCAGGATAATTTCGAACATAGTTATGACGATAAACTTTTGGTTTATCCATTTTATAAGAATTAACCAAGTCCAAAAATCCTGTTTGCATCATATGTATTTCTTCAGCATTTTCAAGTAATTTAATATAATCAAACATCTTGAATTGATAATCATTACAAATTACTTTATATTCACTTGTAACCTTACTCATATCAATATTATATCCCCTTTTTGGGTCATCCAAAACAAAGATATACTTTTCACCATCAGGATTTAAAGTTTTACAGACCTCATCTTCTTTTTCAAGGTCTCTCTCAAAATAAAACTCATCAAATCTGGTTTGAAAGTCAAGACCAGCAAGATAATAAAATGCCTCATCAAAAGTCATTCTATCCAAACAACTATCTAACTTAGAGAATCCTGGTTTGATTAAATTAGTTTTAACTGTTGAATTATTCTCTACAAATCTTATTGCTTCTTCCTCAATATCAAAGTTGAAAATTTCTAGATTATCCAAATCACGATACATATAACTCACATTATCATAATAATGTGTATAACAAAATAATACTAGGTTATCATATTTTTTACAGAAATGACGCACCATACCATTACAAATAATGTGGTCACCAAGTCCCAAATGGTGATGGATATATTTGAGTGACATATCACTCAACTCCCTTATAATGTTTTACAGAATCCTCACGTAGAGTTCTTCCTGTAGCAATTGAGTTATCTACTAAAAGATTAACTGCTTGTACAAGACGAGGACGCTTTACTTTAAAGCAAATATCAATCTTACGCTTCAGGTCAGCAATTTCAGTATCAGTCTTTGCTTCTTGAATTGCGTCTTCTAACATCCACATACGGGTATGAAGAATTGAAAGTTTCTCAATCACTTCACCAAGATTGTCTGTTTCGATATATTCAACATCAGGAAGTTCTCTACTAGAAAGAACCTCATTAATTGTTTCTTTAATACATTCATCAATTAAATCGCCAAACTTACTCATAATTCTCCTAAAATAGTTTCTAGTAAATCCATATCTTTTTTAGAAACAAATTGATTGTTTCCAATGTAGACTCCGTTTTCGTGAATGATATCTACATTTAGGTTTTCAGTTTTACCGCTGATAGAATAATCTTTAAGATAAGGTTGTCTTAAAAGATTACCTCCAACAACAGGTCTATATTCAATTTTATATTTGTTCAATAAAGAAATAAGTTTAAACTTAATTTCCTTTGTTTTGCAAATGAAAGGAAAACAAAAACAACTGTTTCCTTCATTATACACTATTGAGTAAAAATTGTTTCTATTTTTTAAAGATGACATAATTTCTACAAATCTAGAATATGTCCTATTTCTATTCCAAATAAACTTGTCCAATCTCTTGAGTTGAGATAAACCCAACACTGCACCAAACTCAGTATTTCTAAAGTTATATCCATCACTTACAAACAGAAAAGACTTTTCTATTTCTGGATTCTGATTATGATAATATTTGAATTCGTCTGAAACTCTTGCAAGACCGTGTGACCTTTTCATTTTCATCAGGTCATATAGTTCCCAACTATTAGTGGAAATCATACCACCCTCTACTGTAGACATATGGTGCCCAAAGTAAAAACTGAATGTGGACCCAAGACTAGTTTTACCTATCTTGTTTCCACTTTTATCAAGACAACCATGAGATTCACAAACATCGTCAATAAACAAGGCATTAGGAAATATCTTTTTATATTCCTCAATTTCAGCGGGGATACCTAATAGATGAGTCACAAATACCAATTTAATATCAGGGTGTAACTCAGCAATCGTTTTAAGATTACTCAAATCAAAACTATAATTTTCAAGATTCACATCACAGAAAATTGGAGTAAGTCCTAGTTGAATAATTGGATTGATATTTGTAACCCAAGTGCAGGAAGGAACTAATACTTTATCACCCCTTTTCAATCCATACTTTTCTATAATTGAAGAAACTAACAAAAAATTTGCAGTGCTTCCAGAAGTTACAAACAAAGAATATCTACATCCCAACCATTTTGACCACTCTTTTTCAAATCGCTCAACATTTTTACCTTGAGTAAAATTATTAGAAGTTAAGACAAACTTGGCGAGTTTCACTCTATCCCATAAAGAAATAGAGTTTTTCATTAGTGGCCATTTATAGACGGACATAAGTACTCCTATTTTGAAGAAACCACTTAACTGTAATTTTCAATCCATCTTCAAGGGTTGTTTTTGATTTCCAACCTAGTGAATCCATTTTACTAGTATCAAGTGCTCTTCTGGGCGTTCCATTTGGTTTCGTAATATCCCAAACTATTTTACCTTCATATCCAACTTCTCTAGCAACCAACTCAGAAAGTTCTTTAATACTTACTTCTCTCTCAGGACCAATATTAATGATTTCTGGGTCTTCATAGATATTCATTAGAAAGACAAGTCCATCTGCAAGGTCATCAGAAAAAAGAAACTCTCTAGTTGGACTACCATCACCAAAGCAGGAAACGCTTTCTGCATCGGAATCCTTTGCACTAACAAACTTATTAATAAAACTTGGAATTACATGACATTGCTCAATGATAAAATTATCATTGATACCATATAGATTATTGGGCATCACAGATACAGTTGGGAATCCATACTGCTCAGTATACTTTTTACACATCATGTATCCAGCAATTTTTGCTAGAGAATATGAACTGTTTGTTTCTTCAAGAGGTCCAGTCATCAAATATTCCTCTTTGATAGGTACTGAAGCATGTTTGGGATAAATGCAAGCAGACCCTAAAAAGAGTAACTTTTTACACCCATTACGATATGCTGCATCAATTACATTTGTCTGTATCTGCAAATTTTCACGAATAAAATCTGCAGGCATTGCTTTATTGTAACCAATACCACCTACCTTTGCCGCACCCAGAAAAACATAATCAGGTCTTTCTGTAGCAAAAAATTCATCAACATCTTTTTGAATTCTCAAATCTAATTGTGCTCTAGAGCGAGTCAAAAGATTTGTATATCCATTAGAAGTTAAGTGTCTACAAATCGCAGACCCAACAAGACCTCTGTGTCCTGCAATAAAAATTTTCGAATTACTGTCCATAAATGCACATGTCCTCAACTAATTGTTTGAAAGAAATTTTAGGTTCCCAACCTAGTTTTTCTTTTGCCTTTGTGGCATCACCTAACAAAGTCTCTACTTCAGCAGGTCGAAAATATTTAGGATTGACTCGAATGACCGTTTTTCCAGTGCTTCTATCAATACCAACTTCATCCAAACCTTTACCTTCCCATACAATATTCATACCAAAATAAGGTGCTGCCTCTTCGACAAACTCACGCACCGAATATTGCTCCCCTGTAGCAATCACATAATCATCTGGTTTAGCTTGCTGGAGCATCAACCACATTGCCTCTACAAAGTCTTTTGCGTGACCCCAATCTCTTTTTGCGTTGAGATTACCTAACTCAAGAATATTTTGTTGCCCCGTAGAAATCCTTGAAAGTGCTCTAGTAATTTTACGTGTTACAAAAGTTTCACCACGACGAGGGGACTCATGATTGAAAAGAATGCCAGTGCAGGCATACATTCCATAAGATTCACGATAGTTTTTCGTAATCCAATACCCATAAATCTTAGCACATCCATATGGAGAACGAGGATAGAATGGAGTAGTTTCTTTCTGAGGAATTTCTTGCACTAATCCAAATAACTCACTGGTTGATGCTTGATAGATTTTTACCTTAGATTCAATTCCAAGCAAACGAACTGCTTCAAGAACACGAAGAGTTCCAAGAGCATCTACTTGTCCAGTATACTCGGGAGTTTCAAAAGATACTTTTACATGACTTTGGGCACCAAGATTATAAATTTCATCTGGTTGAACTTTTTGAATAATACCAACAAGGTTTGTAGAATCTGTTAGATCTCCATAATGAAGACGAAGTTTTGGATAAATGTGATCGATACGAGAAGTATTAATTGATGAAGATCTTCGAACAATACCATGAACTTCATATCCTTTTTCTAAGAGAAGTTCGGCAAGATATGATCCATCTTGCCCAGTAATACCAGTAATTAATGCTTTTTTCATAGATTAAATTCTCCCATAATCGTCTTTTAGTCTTACAATATCTTCCTCAATACAGGAGGATCCGACTTGAACTTCTACAATCATTATACCACAAGTTTCACCATAAATTCTATGGGTTTCTTTCAGTGGAATAAAAATGTAATCTCCAACTTGCACATCATTTACAATACCATTTAATTCAATCTTACCAGAACCTTCTACAACTATCCAATGTTCTGATCTATGTTCATGATATTGTAAAGATATTTTTTGCTCTTTTTCTACAAACAGTCTTTTGACTTTGTATCCAGAATCATCATATAAGTTTTGATACCATCCCCAAGGTCTTTCTACTTTAATCATACTTCACAATTTGTAAAATCTATTTGACCATTTCTGGTTGCCCAGATTGGATATTCTCTACCATAAGTGTTCCAGACTTTTGCTTGCTGATGACCTACAGGAACTCCAGACATTCCAGCAGCATTCCAAATGGTTTCATATGTATCATCTTCGTGAAATGTAAAGTCGTGAGTTTCTGCTTTTTGCTTCAGAAGTAAAGACCAAATGGATTGGTCGTGACGGTTCTCTATAAAAATAGAATCATTTGGTGAAGATGACGGACTATCATCTAGATATTTTCCATTATCTTCGACACAAATATCAATCCATTTTTGAACTAACTCACGAATCATAGGAGTGTTCTTCAAAAAGAAGATACCAGAAATAATCTGTCTGGTCATAAGATAATCATCATTATCACCAATAATGTGACGATAAGTATCCATTTTAGTCCATTGTGCTTCTGGTAAATCAAGAGTGAAAAAAACTCCCTCAGTTTCAACAGACTCTTCATAATACTGTTGGAGTTTCTCTAACCCATTCTTATTCAATTCACATCCAGAATCAATGTAAAGAAGCACTTCATTTTCAGGAATACTCTCAAGTGCTTTTAAAACAAAGTAAGGTTTACAAGCATAATAACCATAATATCGTCCAGGCATTCCTGTGCGAGGTGCCATCATTGGTTCCGCATAAGTTTTCCAGAAAAGATTATCCTCTAAATCAGATTCTCCAAACTCCAGAATAGATTCAAATACTTCAAAGTTTTCTGCTTGTCTTCTAATGCGATTCTTACCCAAAGAGAAATTATTATCTCCAAAGTAAGTTAAATGTAATTTCATACACAACTAATTTCCATTTTGTTATTATACCAAAAAAGGAGAGTTTATGCAACTCTCCTTACTCAGTTTATGCAGGCTCGCCACCTATTTTTTTTGACGAACGGAAAAATAGGAAACCGTTGCAGATGCTCCGCACCAGTTGGCATATTTAAAGACCCTTACCAACGGGGTCAGAAGGGGTCAGATTGACTCCACCACTTGGTTTTACGAAACCAAGAAAAGTTGGGTTAACTTTGATAGTTCGGTGATACCAAAGAATGCTATCAGAAATAGTACATCCCAAAGTTTAAGTTTGATAGCAAAAGGAATACCAAGGAGTCCCCCGATAAACTTTATCATCAAACCATTTTTAAAATCTCCCCACAACATAGTTTGATAACCAAGTAAGAGGAGAAAGTTCCCGATATATCTCAGGACACTTGTTTTAGACATAAGGGGTTTGCTCCCGACCAGTGCTGTTTAAGACCATCCGTGTCTATGTATAATGACGGTAGGCAGGCACACCATCTGGATCTAACCAGCAGGTATAATCGTGGTCTTCCATTGCCGTCATCAATTGCATCCCATTATCTAGAAGATACATATCCCGATATCGTCCAGTGTAGGAATCTACTTTCTGAATACGATAATCAGGTTTCCCGTTGATTTCCAAGGTGCCGACTTGGACGTAACGATAAGGAAAACGCTCAAGGAGGACAGTGGGTTTCCTAACGACTCTCATCAGGCAACCTCAACGGTTTCAAGATCTTGAGCGATATAATCAATAAGCATTTCATAATCGTCAAGGGGGTCACCAGAAAATACCACCCCTTCGTTTTCGTAGAAGCGACGGACCTTTTTATAAAGTTTCGGATTCTTTACATCAAGGTAGATTTCCCCGTTAGCAGCAGAGCGAAGAGTGCTAACATCCTTTTTGAACTTTTGAATCAGAGACATTGTTTTGAATTGTTGCCTTAGTATTATAAGGGATTGGGAGTCTTAAGTCAAGTAGTCCAGATTGAAAACTGGACATCGGGCATAAAGGATTTGAACCTTTGACCTTCCCGCCCCAAACGGGACGCGCTACCAAACTGCGCTAATGCCCGTAGACCACCGTTATTTATTTCGGTGTATAAGCATTATACCTATAATGGGCGGAATAATCAAGCCCCCTCCACAAAGTCCCAACCAGACTGGACTTGCTGCAAGTGTTTCTACAAGATGAAAAATCATATTCCTCTCCAATTTTTATATTCGTAATGAAAGTATTGGTCTACTGTGTTGTCCAGTGGTGGTGTTACGTCCCAATCTGCCCACTCTCTACAAAACTGTTTGATATATTCATCATTTAATACACTTCTACCATAAGACCTTACAAAACAAGTCATCGCAAAGTTATACCTTTGTTTAGTGAGGGTAAGCATTGTTCAAACCCCATTGAATGAATAGAGCAACACTAGAGAATAATATAATGGCAGTTATGTAAGTTTTATCCATCTTCTTCGTCCTCATAAGTTGAAGGTTCTTCAAAAAGTTCTTCTGTTTTTTGTTTTAAAACTCTTCTTTGGAGTTCTTTTATATCTTCTTCTGTAATTATTGCCATTAATTTAATGTAATTTTAAGAAATGGTAGTAATGGTGGAATAGCGCCTACAAGTCTTAAGAGTCCTTCAGCAAATAGAGCAAGAACCACCCAACCGACGCACATACTAATGATAGAAGCATTACGGTTGTGTCTTCGTATAGCAGCATCAATCATCTCCTGCACTTCACTATGACTTACCAATTTATCATGAGGTTCTATCACTTTTCATCTCCAAGAATCTTTGCTAGGGGATCTTTTTTTGTCTTTACAATTTCACACGCTCTTCGGTAAAACATATTACCAGTATTACCAGAGGCTTCAAATGTTTCTTTGATTTTCACCCAATTTTGGTAAGTATGATCATCCATTGGGATTCTTTTTAGAATACTACTAGTTATGTTAGTGAGTATTTTAAGAGTGTCTAGTTTGTTAGGATTTGATAATACTGATTAAGAAATTATTAAACGGAGAGAAGGCGAGTCGAACGCCTAAGGGCTTTAACACCTCAACGCTTTTCAAGAGCGGTTCCGTCACCAATCGGATTGTCTCTCCAAGTATGATATAATGTACTATATTTATTTGATTTCGACAAGTGCTTATCAGACCGTCACAAAAAAGAATTGAGTTTGAGAAACTACTCAAAGAACTTGGTTATAAGGATCGCCTACCAGTCTACCCAAAAGAGAATAAAAGATATCAACAAGTCAATTTTAAGTGTTCCGATGGAGCAATGGCAATTTATACATTTCTTATAATGTATCAGACCAAGAAAAGTTATTTATATCTTGAGTTTAAAGATCATTATAACTCACCCCAACTTAAAGAAAAAATCAAAGCACTTGCCCATAAAATCTACTTTTATGAGAAGACCCGCCTTATGGAAGTTGGATGGGAAGTCAAATACACCAAACAACCGGATAAATTTTCTCTTGAAGAAAGAAAACAAATCTTATATCACTTTATAAAATACACTTATGAAAATCTTAAGAAAGGTATGGTAAATATAACACCAAGACCTGGTGATATTTTAGCAGCAAAACCACATGGACCAAAGATTAATGAAGGGTTCACAGAATCCTCATTAGTTCTTGGAAAACATCAAAGGTCTTTGGTTGCTCGTAAATTTGGTTTTGGCAAATTACTAGATGATGGATTTCAATATGCTCGTTATGATGAAAACTGTATTTTAAAACCGATTTAAAATGGAAAAAAATTTTAAACAATTTTTTGTAGAAAATAAAATTACGGAACAAAAAATATATCCCCCATCAGAAATTTTTAAAATACCAATAAAAAACGAATTTGAAAATATTTTAGAAATTAATATTGTATATAAAATATTTGCCAATAAAATTAGTTTTATTTATTGGGACTATGAAATTTACAATAGTTTTAAAAGAAGTCAATATTTAATTAAAAAATTAGACTTAAATATTGAAAGTAGAGTTGGAAAAATTGATTGGGAAGTTAATCATAAAACTAATCCATCTCTTTTTACTTTGGAGCAAAATAAAAAAATATTATTTTCATTTGTTAAAGGAGCGAAGAAAAGAATGCGGGGAGATATTAAAAATTCACCAAAACCTAATGATATTTTGGTTAGTATTCCTTGGGATGGGTCATTATTTGTTCATATAAATCATCCAGAAAATGCAAGAAAAAGATCAGTTTTAAACTATAAATTTGGATTTGGAAAAATAGATCAATACGGATATCAATACGCAAAGTATGATAAAAATTTAAATTTACAACCTATCTGACTTCAAAGTCTAGACGACGAACTTTACGCTGCCTTCTTGCTTCCTGAAATGCCAAGTCTTCGCTTGAAAGCACACCAGATTTTTTCTGATTTCCATAAGAATTAAGCATCACCACTTGACCCAAATCAAATGCTGATACAACTCCATTACGAATGGTTGCCATATTTGGACAACCACAAGACACTGATTTTCCAGAGATGCCTTCTAACTCCTTACCACAGGAGCGGCATCTGATTCTTATATTTTCCATTGTATTTCATTCAGTAAATGATCTTAACATCCAAATAAACTTTCCGTGTGCTTCGTTTAAATCGTCAACAAGATTCGTGGTTCCTCTTGACTTTTGTGATTCTGCTTCTTCTGCAACTTGTTTAAGAAGATTGACAAGAGTTTCATTATCAGAAATCAAGTCTTTCACCATTCCCATATCATCCAACTTATTATTTGCTTCTAAAATGTGAGAAACTTCTGTGACTCGGGAAAGAGTGCTGACTGGTTTAATATTTAGATATCTCATATGTTCTGTGAGACGATCAATCTCCTCAAACATTTCTTCATACTGCTCTCCAAAAACTTTATGAAACTGATAAAACTCCGATCCCACCACATTCCAATGATAGACCCAAGTTTTTTGAAACAGGACAAATAAACTTGCCTGAGTATCAGAAAGAAGTTTGTATAACTTTTCCATTATACCATATTTTTTAGGTATTTATAAAGTGGGCGGTGAGGGATTCGAACCCCCGTCCCTTTCGGTGTAAACAAAACGCGCTACCACTGTGCCAACCGCCCATAAAAAGTCATTATCGACTTATGAGATATTCTACTGTATTTGCGATATCATTCATCGCATCACGAAGATTTTCTCTTTGACCTGACTCCATGTTAACAACTGGTCTAGAATCCTCACAGAGAGTCCATCTCCATTGAATCATCT